GCCCGGCCATTGTCATAAGCGCGACCAATAGCCAATGTACGGCCATTCCCAGATTCGACAACATTATCGGGGCCAATGATTGGTGCACCGTTTGACAACATTGGAGATTCGCCCAATAATTCAGGCTTTAAGTCATCGGCCATGCGTTCAATTTGCTGGCGTGATGCTTCACGGGTTCGGTCACGTGGCTGTAGTTCACTTGGATAAAGCGGATTCACACCATATAACTGGTCGTTAGATGCTACTAAATCAGCCCAATCTTTCACTTCATAAGCGAAATCATAGCTTGAACCATCCATCCCATGGGCTGTGCTTGTTTCACCGCCATATCGTGAGCTTAACTGGTTCCATTTGCTGCGCCATTTGTTAATAGCTTCGCCAACTGTCATGCCAGACATACCGTTATTTTTAACGATAGCATCGGCATTTTTAGCATCGTACGAACGCACTACATCAATTAATGGGCGGCTAGGATCAGCTTTAAGAACTTTGACAGCTCCCCCTGGTCCAAGTAAGTGACCTAAATATTGCTCATGTGCAACCGGATCACGACCTAAGTTCTTACGTATGTAATTATTAGCCTGCTTAATGTGTTTTAAGCCGATACGAATTTGCTCATCAACATTGTTGCGGTCTTTACCGCCTAAGTTTTTCCAAGAGTCATCTAAGACTTGGAAAAGGCCGTAAGCGCTTGATGTTGGGTTTTGCGCTGTATGATTAAATTTGCCGCCTGTTTCGATATGACTAATTGTCAGAGCAACACTAGGGTCTATACCGTCTTGTTTTGCGCGTAGTGCAATCTGTTTTGCATTGGTAGGTAGTGAGCTAGTTGCATAATCAATCGTGTTTCTACGCGGCTCTCCTTGCACTGTGTTAGGCACACTAACTGGCTGGCCTTTTAAGATTTGTTCAGTAGCAGCATCTAGGTTTTGATAGTGCTTGTTTTGCTGAACTGGATCTGTAGTTTGAACAGGTAAAGTTGTATCTTCAAACTCAAAACTATTTCTAACTAGAGCGTCATTAACTTGGTCATTTCTAGTTTCGATGTCATCTGAATTAAGCTGGTTAATTTCAGCGTCAACGTCTTGGTCTAGTTTATTTTGACGGGAACCTAAGTAACGTGCACCACCAAACATTAATGAGTTAATAAGTAAGTCAGTAGCCACAGATTCGCCTGTAACTTCATATTGCTTCGCCTGCTTATCATAGCCTTTAGATTTTAGAAGCTGCTCACTTGCATATTGCATACCAGTGTTTAAGCCAGTGGCGCCACCAACCGACAATGCAGCATCGGCAACTAAACCACCTGAACCTTTGAAGCCATAGCTAATAGGCAGAGCTGTGCCAACTGCATCACCGACAGCATTTACACCAGCTACTTTCAAAGCTGTGTTTTCATCTACGCCTTTACGGGTTAAATCGGTATAGACGTAATTACCAGTTGAACCACCTGTTAAAGTGGCTGCGCCTAAGGTTCCACCTGTAGCAACGCCTAGAGCACCACGCCAGAGATAATCACCTATGCCAACACCAATATTCCCGACAATGCCTGTATTGTCTTTGTCTTCTAGGTCAGCAATAGTTCCATAAACCAAATTGTCGCGGGCCTTTTCACGCTTAGCCTTGAACTCTTCATACGGTTCAATAAATTCGTTAGTAGAGACATCTTTCAGGCTATAGCTAACACGGTCTACAACGGCATCGATTGGTGCCGAAATTGCATCACCAACTTTGTTAAGGCCAATTGCCATACCACGGAAAGGTGAAGAGATAGCGCCATCGAAAATACCAACTTCCTTTTGAACAGTTGGCTTGCCAGTTATCCCTTTTCTCTGGAGTTCTTCTACTGACTTCTGCTCATCATCTGCAAATGTGTCATACCAAGTCATTTATTCACCCCATCCATCGTGATTCGCCAGATAGCATTTTTAACTACCAATTGCTGCCCTCGTTCGTTAATCAGGTCGTATTGAATTGCACCTGTACTTGATGGCTTGCCTTGGCGTAAGCGGAACTCTTTTAAATTATTGACACTAATTCCAGTTTGCTTTGAAATAGTTTGATAGCCCTTTTCAAGTTGAGCCTCAAAGGCATCATCAGTAATTCCATAAGGCTTCGTTACTTTCCAATCTGAAACCTTGTCCCCTCTGTAGTTTCTGAATGACGTTGGCTGTGTATATACCCCACCAGTAGCCATGCCTAGTGCGGTATTAAGAATTTTTTTATTAGGCGCTTCATCTTTTGAAGTATGACTAAATCCACGCTCGTTCATGGTATCCGCATATACTGCCTTAAACACTTCATAAGCATTATTAGCATTAGTACCAGTTAATGTCTGGCCCACATATTTGTTAAAAGCCTCTCTCATGTCATCTTCTTTTGGCATGATTAACTGTTTATTTTTTAAAAGTTGAGTACCAATAACAATAGAGTTTGCTAGTTCTCGGCCTTCAGTTGATCTATAGCCATTAGCTTTGGCTACGCCTGCCATAACATAGTTTGAGTTACCTCCGCCTAACTGACCCAATGCAGCACCCCAAATTTTTACCCCATCCTTTACGCCTTTGGTTTGCTCAATCATAGAGCTAATTACATTTAGTTTTTGATCTACACTTGCGTCTTCCCATGCTTGCTTTGCAGCTGGTAACGCTTCATTTGGAATAGGTTTGATTGTTGCATTTGGATCTTTATCACGCTGTGCTACTTGATAAGAACCAATGGTCACAATGTTTTTAGCAAAGGCACTAGGATTAACTTTTAGTGTTAATGGATTTACTTCTGGTAGCTCAATACCTTTTTCACGCAATGCCTGAGTCGGGTTTTCCTTAGCAGTTTTAAGCTTGTTGTCGTAAATGCTTTGATAGGTCGCCAAGATTTTATTTTCTGCAACTGCATCAGCGGAAGATGAATTTTTCATATTGGCTTTTCGCTTATTGATCTCAGCCAATTGCTGATCAGTAGATAGCTTCTGGAACCTCAAAAAATCACTAGATTGCTTAGTATAGAAATTATATTCAGTTTCAGAAGGTGTACCTTTAACGGCTTTTTCTACATTAGTTTGATAGGTCAAATCCATCGGACGACCTGTTAAAACATTTTGCTTATACTCATTTAGAACTTTTTCAGCTTCATTAATCCGCTTGTTCTCTTGCACCTGCTGACGTTGTTGCAGCGTTGTGATCTTACTTTGAATTTCTGTCTGGAATTTTTGTACCACTTGACCATTAATGAATTTATAGTCTTTAAGACTGGTAGCAACTTCTTGAAGACCTTCAACACTATTTTCAGAAATAGCATTAGTAATTTTTGACTGAATATCCGAGATGTCGCGTGTTGTCTCGTATTTATTTGTGAGCTCACTTTTCTGAGCTTCCGACAATGGCAAGCCAACAATGTTTTTTAAAAGATATTCTTTGCCTGCTTCACGTTCCATACGTGTAGCCACATCGAAGAACCGATCAGCTAGAACACCACCCTTTTGCTCATCTGCACGCAATTGCAAAGGCAAGAACGAAGTACGTTGGCGCGTTACGTTACTATCCCAGTATTTTTTTAAATCTTCTTGAGCGTGGCCCGGCAAGCTGTTTTGTAGCTCAGAAAACTTAGCATTCGACCAAGTGTTAAGCTCCTCATCGGCTTGCTGTGTAGTGATTACACCATTACCAAGGCGGTTTTTAATGTCCACCACTTTGTCATTGAAGTCAGTAGATAATGACTCATCAAGTTTTAACTTACCCTCTTTTTCTGCAAGTTGATTGTTGTAAAGCTCAAGGTTTTTAGCTGTAACTTCTTGCTGACGCTGCTGGTCATCACGTGCCTGTATTGCCCCACCAATAGAACGGCCAATTTCGGCTAAGCCAGTGTTAGGCGTAAACGATTGCATTTGAGCTTGTGGTGCTTCACGACCACGAGAAATAGGAATACGCATTATTTCCACCCATAAGCTTGAGCAGCAGTATCAATGATGTTACTAGCCGCCTTCATGCCGTAATTGTTACGTTGTGCCTTACCTTGTCGGCGTACATCCGCAGCCGCATAACCTGCCTGCATTTGGTTTAATAAGGCGTTGTAAGAAGCATCCGAAATAATCTCATCACTGATTACAACCGGAGCACCTACATTTACATCCAAGCCATTTTCAGCGGCCGCAGCCATAGCGCTTGATGCGTCTCGCTGCCCTTGTTCTT